CCCAGAACTGCGTGACCTCGCGCCTGACTGGCTCCCCCCACGCGCTTGCGGCGACATCTTCCTCGCTGGATCGGAGGCGAATTCCCGGAAGTTTCCGCCGCTTGGCAGCATCCTTTGCGCTGAGGTGATCCAGGAATGCCGGATAAGAGTCCGGATCGAAGCGCAGATCGTGATCCGCGATCATGTCGGGATGCTCATCTTCGACAAATGCGTAGAAAAAGCCTGATTCCCCACTATCGAACTTCACATGATACCATGTGATGTGGGGGCCCCATGAAGCGTCGTATCCGTCGACCACAAACCTTCCCTTCACGTGCTTGAAGCAGCCGAAAGGGTCGCCGTTCGCCACGATGCACAGGCCGTTGGGATCGACCGCCCAGTAGCTGTTACCGATCAGGGAGGAGATTTGCGCGGACCGCTTTGCCTCGACGGCCGTCTGTTGCTCGACCAGAGCAGGATCGACGCATCCGCCTAAGCCAGCCAACGCCATAAGCGTGGCCGCCAACGCTTCAGGGCGCCGCAATTTTTCCTCCCTGGCCGAACAAAGCCATCAGGTCCGACACGTCTTTTGTTCTACTGTCGTTGCCTTTATATTGCACCAGCTTCGCCAGCAAAAGATGTATTGGCGGAAATCTCTCCCAATAGGCGGCGAGCTCCCGGTACTGCGGCAGCGTCATCTCGTCGATCTCCGACCAGCGATAGCCGCAGGCCGTTGCGATCAGCCCGTAGACATCGCCCCAACGGAAGGGCTCGCCGCCGGCGCTTCCCCCGGTGGGGGGCTCCGCCGTTCGAGACCGGACAGGACCGCGACGGTTGCGACCGCGTTCTGCAGCTCGGCAATGGTGGGCGACAGGTCGTCGAAGGCCGCGCGGGTGAAGTTCGGATCGGCGGTTGTGATCGCCGCCGCGATGATGTCGCCCTGCGCCTCGAGCTTGGCCTCGCTATCGATGCCCAGCTCCAGGAACAGCGGGAGGATGCGCTTCAGGTCGCGGAATTTGAGCGGCGCGACGGGGTAGTCGCGACCGCCCAGGGTGATCGTGTCAGTCATTGCCTACTCGCTCAGCCAGATATTGCCGATATTGCCGGCCGGGTCGGCCGAGGCCTGGAAGTCGAACTCCGGGATCATGAAGTCCTCGCTTTTGAAGGCGAGCGCCAGCTTGGGTGCGATCACCGAATTGAGCTGCAGGTTCAAGAGCTTGCCCTGATACTGCTCGCTGAGCACCAGGCTGAAGGTCGGCGCCGAGCCCATCAGCTGGTTGCTGAGCGACAGGCTGGTCCCCGTCGCCGTCGTGTAGCTGTAGGTGAACAACAGGGCCGCGTTCACGTCGGCGGCACTGAACGTATAGACGCCGGTAATGTTGTTGACCGTGTACTGGCGGGCCGCGGCGGCGCTGGCCACCTGGGTCAGCATCGTGCCGGTCGCGGCATAGGCGACGCCAAGATCGGCCACGAAGTTCACGTGATTGGCGACTGTCACCGTGTGGGGGGTGCCGCTGGGCACCGTGCCAGCCTCGTTGAGCTGGGTCAGCGTATTGCCGGTCGAGAGGGTCTGGCCGAAGAAGATATTGTTGAAATTGGCGGCACTGATCTTCGCTGCCTTGGCTTTGCCGGTGATCTTGAGGCCGCCGCGGGCCAGTGCCGCCGGGGCCTGGAACTGGCCGACCAACTCCTTGATGGTGAAGGAGAGATCGAGCTGCACCTCCTGCAGCGTGCCGAACTGCGCCGGCGTCGCGATCGTGGTGTCGGTGCGCAGAGCGATCAGCGCGCCGACACCGAAAGCATATTGCGTCATGCTCAGATCTCCTTGATCGACGCGATTGCAGCGGAAAGCGCGCCCAGGGCCGAGCGCAGGTGGTTATAGGCATCGACCGACTTGGCGACCGGGGAGCCGACGATATGGTCGTTGAACCAGCGCGCGATGGCTGCCTCGATCGCCGGCACGCTGGGCAGAGTGGGCAGGCTGGAAACGTTGGGGGCGGGGGTGACCGGCGCCGCCGACTGGGTGTTCTCGGGCATGATGTCTCCTTGGGTTGGAAAGGTTTTCAGGGAGTGAGAATGTCGACCGGCACGACGGCATAGGCGTATTCGCCCAGCAGTCCCTCATCGGTCTCGATGCGGCCGTTGATGGTGACGCGCCGAGCCAGGCCTCCCAGCGTCAGCACGCGGGCAGGGTCGCCAGCACCGAACGATTGCTCGATCGCATCCAGCATCGGGTTCAAAAGCGATGAGGTCGGAAAGCTCTTGTCGCCGGAATGAACGTAAAGAACGAGGTCGAGATGCATCGTCCGCTTCAGCGGCTGCATCCCGCTCCATTCGACGGTCTCGCCCTTATAGATCTGAAACAGGGCCGGACAGTTACCGGCGCCAACATCCTGCGGCGACTTCAGCCGCCGGCTGGCGATCTTGAGATCGGGGAGCCCTGTGACGTTACCGGTCAAATGCTCGAACAATGCCGCCTGGATGGCTTCGCGGTTCATGACAATGCTCCCGCGACGGCCGATTCGATTGCGTCGCGAATGTCGGCGGACAGGTCGGCAAGCGCGCTCCGCAGATAGGAATGGGCGGGATAGTCGACATAGCGGCTGTAAGCCCGCACCTGCGCCTCCACCGGCCGGATCGGTCGGCCGAAGGCCTGGGTCTGCCGCCGCAGATGGGCGCGCACGTTTTCGCTCCCGCTGAAGCCATATTCCTGGAAGGCGGCGTAAGGCGTGGATGCGGCAACGCGTGCGGTCAGGCCACCGGCTTGGTCGAGGCTTGCCGCCAGCGACGCCCGCAGCGCACCAGTCCGTGCCTTCAGGACGCCGCCGGACAGATTGGCGTCGACCCGGTCACGTAGCAGGGCCATCAGATCGGCGGAAGCGGCATGGACCGCATTGTCCGCCCTGACGAGCAAGGCGGACAGCCGATCCACCAGTGCATCGGCATTGAGCGTCGCGCCGATCATGCCAGGTTCACCCTTGCATAGCGGGCGATGACCCTGGCGATGAAGGGGCTCACATCCTTTTGCGTGTAGGATGTCGTCGCGATGCCGCCCATGCTTTCGGACACCTTGCCCAGCCGGTCACGGCCGCGATAGCGCAGCCCGACCAGTTCCATCACCGCCTCGCCGACATCGGCCGGCGGCATGGCATAACCTGCGGTATAGGTCACCGCGACATTGACCAGCCCGCGGTTGAACCAGTGGCCGGACAGCAGCACGATATTGCCATTGAGCCGCCAGCCGGATTCACCCGGCGCCAAGGCCTCGGGCACCACAGCGCCGTCGATGCTGAGCGAGGTCACGGCGGTCACCGGCGTATGCCGCAGATAGAGCCGCCCGTTGCCCTTGCCGTCATAGAGCTCGCTGTAGCTCTGCTCGAGGATCGGCCGGGCGCAGGCCGTGACGAAGAAGGTGCTGGCCGCCGAGATCAGCCGGGAAAGCACCGCGTCGTCATTGGATTGCAGGTCGCCGCCCAGATAGGCTTTGACATCGGCCATTGAGACGAGATCGCCGTTCGCCATCGACGGTCCTCCAAAGAAAAGGGCCGGTTCCTTGCGAAACCGGCCCGATAGCGGACGAAATGGGATCAGCCGTTGGCGATGTTGCCGATCACGCCCATGGCGAACGGCGCGTAGACCGCCAGCACCTCCTCGGCATAGACGCCGAACTCATAGGCCCGGGTCTTGAGGGGCCAGTCCATCCGGTAATAGTCGCGCCGCGTCTTCACCTCGGCGACGTTGGGAACATTGCTGGACTGGTACTGCGCCGGCAGGTTCTCGGCCCAGCCGACGATCGTGCCCGGCGGCATGAACGGGTGGATCTTGACCGGGATCTTGTAGCCGCCGTCCAGCGCGAACGGGTTGTAGTAATATTCGACGACGCCGTTGGCGACGATGGCGAACGGGTCCTGCCCGTCGGTGGTGTAGCGCAGCAGCGGTGAGGAAGCGCTGTTCAGCACCTTGTTGGTGATGTTGCGCTGCTCCTGGCTGTTCACATAGAGGACGGTGGCTCACCTGGTACAGGTCCCACATCCGCTCCAGCATCAGGTCGATCTCGTTGACCGAGCCGCGGCCGGAGGCGGTGAGCGCCGTCCCGGTTCCCGCCGTGCCAGTGGCGAGGTAGTTCACATAGGCGCCGGAGCTCGACTTGAAGGCCGAGGTCATCAGCCCGTCATAGGCGAGGCCCGGATTGGCCGAGCAGTCGGCGGTGATCGCCGAGGCGGCCTGCGTGGTGGCGGCGAGCGAGGCGGAGAAGGTGACGCTGCTGATCGTTGTGATTGCCTGCAGCTTCTCCGATCCGGCCGCTCCGACATACCAGGCATAGGCGATGGCGCCGACGATCGGCGTCACGGAAGCCGACAGCACCTGCCCGGAAGTCACCGCCTGGGTCGCATTGGCCGATGGCGCCGAGGAGCCGCCGTTGAGCGTGAACGTGTTGCCGTCCGCCCCGGCGATGGACTTGGAAGTGGCCACGCCGGCGGCGAGGCTGGAGTTGCGATAGCCCTCATAGGTCAGCGCCACGACGATCACCGAATAGGTCGCGGCCGGCAGCGTGCCGCCCGACCCTCCGGCCGACAGCGACGGCGTCGCCGGGGCGCCGAGCTGCAGCGTGCCATTGCCACCCAGGAAGGCGTTCTCCTCCTTCAGCATCATCTTCTGCAGGAGGCGCATGGTCGCGACCGCCTGAACATCCTCGAAGCCCTGCGCCGCGGATACCGCTTCGAAGGTCACCGAATCCTCCTCGCCGACGGTGGAGTAGGATGCGGAACGGGTGGAGGTGCTATAGCTCATCCGGCCCGATCGCTGGCCTTCCGGCACCCAGCCCATCGCGTCCCAGCCTGAGCCGATAATCGCATTGACCTGCCGCCAATTGGTCGCCGTACCGGTGCCGCCGCCGACGCGCGGCAGCACGTTGCGGATCGGCGTCGCCGCCGGATAGAGATTCTTGGCTGAGGCCTGCAGATCGTAGGCGACCAGGCCGGTGCCGGTGGTGATCGTCTTGGACAGGATATCCGGGCCGGCCAAGGCATCCTTGACCAGGGCCAGCGTTTCCGCGGTAGTCGTACCGTTCATCAATCAGGCTCCATCGTGAGGGACAGGGCGCCTCCCGGCGCTCCCTTCGCCTTGCCCAAGGGCGCGTTGAATTTTCCAGCTGGCGGGCTTCACCGGCCGGAATGCTGTGAATGCAAGGCTGCGGCACCCTGGCGCGGTTGTGCGCGACGCGCGGGTTGGCCTAGCTAGCGGTGACGTTCTGAACTGAGTGCCGTTAATGCTGTCCGAAATCCAAACGCTGGTTGCCGAATTCGACCGTGCCAACGCCCCTCTGGTCGCCGGCACCGAGGCGATGCTCGCCGGCTTCATCGCCGACCGCCCGACCCACGCGCGCTTCATGAACACGCTGTCGCTGCTCGAGCATATGGGCAGCCATAAGATCATGGCGACCCAGCATGGGCCCGGCATCGACCAGCCGACCTTGAAGCACCTGGCGGAGGAGACCCGCCACGCCTTCTTCTTCAAGCGTCACGCGGCCCGAGAGGCCGGCCGGCCGCTCGAATATACGGCCGCCGACATGATTGCGCCTTTGGCCGCCCGCCGCTATTTCCAGCGGCTCGAGGCGGAGATGGTCCGAACCTTCCGGGCGAACATCCACCCGCGCGCGGTCTATCTCACCATGTCGATGGTGATCGAATTCCGCGCCGTTTGGGGCTATCGCCTTTATCAGGCGGCCCTCACGCGGGCCGGCAGTCTGGTCTCCGTCAAGAGCCTGCTCGCCGAGGAATCCGGCCACCTGACCGACATGGCGGATCGGCTACGCGGGCTGGGCGAGCTCGATCTCGACCGGCTGCGGCGGTTCTGTGCCGT